TGGACGAGGAAAATGGTTCGATGTCAAGGATGATATGTTAGACCAAGACCCCTCAGACGCAGAGTATGTTCGTAACCTCCTACAAGAGGACTTAGAAGAGACAGGTGCGAAGGATGCCTTATGTGAGGTCTTCCTTAATGGTGCGGTGTACGGTACAGGGGTAGGAAAAATATCTGTAGAAGAGAGAATTTGGAAGTATCCAGTAGAAGTTCCTGTTGAGGGGACTATGGTTACAGAGAGAATATTACAAGAAGATACAGTTGTTGATGTTAGAATAGAAGCTATAAGTCCTAAAGAGTTTCTTATAGACCCTTCTGCCACAAGCATAAATGAA